TTCTTCATATTTTTTAATAAAGTCATTTGCATCACGCATCGTTCCCATTTCAACGGGCGCCACATGATAGCCTTCCAATGTACTAAATTCAGTTTCCGTTTTTGACGGAACAAACAATGTTGGATTATATTCTACTTTCTTAGCGTAACGCTTGCCATTTTCATAGCCGCGTTCTAGAATATAGTTACCATATCGTGTAAAGTGTGTATAGAATTTCATCGTGTAAAAGTTGGGGTTTGTTGAGCAATTACGATCCCTGATCCAAATATCTCATTATACTTGTTTAGAATCTTAATGTCAACACCCGTATCATACAGAATGTGATCTTCTTTAATGTTAATTTCTTTTGTGTCTGAAAAGAGTAGAAGTGGTTGCATGTTCAATGTTGCACCACCAGTTGGTGTTGGCATAAGTCCAATAAGGCAAGGATTTTTAATTGCGCGTTTTGGCATACCTTGGCTGGTGCCAATTTCTTCACCAACAATTTCTTCACCACTAATCAAACGAAATAATCTAATATTACCCATTATATTCTCCAAAATAAAAATGGGGGCATTGCGCCCCCAACATTGCACCTTACAGGTTACGATCTAGTGGGTCTTCAGTTAAGAGTTGACGTTTGGAAGTTTTCTTTTCTTCTACGTCTTTAACTTCAATTTTCTTTGGCTTTCTGTGTTCAGGAATGATACGTTCAAGCGCAATTTTCAACATGCCGTTTACAAGTGCGGCATCTTGAATTTCGATGTGATCATCCAAAGCAAATGTGCGAGTAAAAGCACGGTTTGCAATTCCTTTGAACAAGAAATTATTACCATCATCTTTCGTATTTCCAGAAATCACAAGTTTATTGTCATCTAGTGTAATGTCAATTTCTTGTTTTCCGAAACCAGCAACAGCAAGTTCAATAACGTATGTGTTATCGCTAGTCTTACGAATATTGTATGGTGGATAGTTAGGAATGCTCTTAGTCAAGTCATCATGCATTTTTGCAAGACGACTGTAAGTGTCATCAAAGCCTACAAAGAATTTATCGAAGTCCTTAAAGCCAGGACCAAATACTGATAAGTGTGTCATGGTGTTCTCCTTACTTAGATGTAAATACTTTGCCTACAGCGGCTTGCGTTGCAGAACCAGTTACTTCCCAAAAAGTTTTAGCGATTTGTTTAGTAAACTCAGTTTGAGCAGTTACAAATTGTTGGAGAGGTTCGCGGACAGATTTGTCCTGAACGTATTGGTTCAACCAAGCGGTCTTACCAGATTGAATGGCGTCAATAGCCATGTTTGCGTACATTAGCATAGTTTGCTCCTTATTAAGCGAGTAAAGTTAAAATGCCACCCCGAAGGCGTGGCGGTAATGTGCGTTTTTCCTGTGTCGCACCCCACAGGTCCCCATCCCGAGGATATACTTATTTATATGATTATGCTTGGCCAATCATGCGGCGTGACACAAAATATGTGGTACGACCTTCAGTATTTGTGTTCTTGCGAACTTTGAATCCCATCTGACGAAGGTCAGAGATTCGTGCGCGAAGGTTCTTGATGCCGAACAGGGCGCGAGCCTGTGGTGCGCTCAAACCACGATTCGTACCGCGAAGGTAAGAAACAAGATACTCAACCTGAGTTTTAGTGGTATTTACAAAAGACATAGTATTACTCCATTCAAAGTTAATGATTAAAACGGCGATGTAACCCCATCGCCAAAGGTGATTATAACATATTACTATGCTATTGTCAAATTTTTAGCGTTGCTTTTAACTGCCACGCAAATTTGTTTAGGGTGTCAATTCTACCTGCAATAAAATCGCTCAACCCATATTTTTTATTGTTCTCACACAATTCGTATACAGCAGTTAAATGTTCGACTACAATATATGTATCATTCAACAAACGACTAAACATGACATTTGCTGGTACAAGTGTATTGTCTTCCTCGACTAGAGAAAGTTCTGAGAATCTGGTATAACTGCCAGGCGCATATGCATCAAGTGCGCGAATCTCTTCGGCAAACTGATCGACACTACCATGCACATCTTGATAAATTTTACCAAGTAATTCGTGGTACTGAGGGAAATCTGGACCCTCTACATTCCAATGATAGTAGTGTGCTTTGAGTTGGTATGTAAAGGCGGTTGCAAGTGCAACCTTCATTTCGCTAATAAGTTCTTCCATCATACTCTCTTTTTAGTTCCGATGCTATATTTGGTAATGAGTTCCCAATCATCTCTTTCGCCATAAGATAGAATCTTAATTTGAGACAATGGCGCAACAGGTGCCTCTACTGCATTTTTATTTACAACTTTTACCAAACCCCATTCTTCAAGTAGTTTGGCAATTGTATTTCGTCTACCCATATCATTGTCATCAAAGTCTGTTCCTTTGCCATCTAATGCAAATAGTTCTTTAAAATGTACAATGTAATACTTGCCCTTCTTATGTAGAATGTGGCAAGACTGGAATAGTTTTTTATCTTTTCTGGATGCAACGCCTATGCGGGTCAATGTTTCTCTCACTTTTAGAAAATCATCTTCTTCCTTCAGCGTCACCTCTAACAAATTTTCAACGCTCATTATTCTTCTCCTTAGTGGTAGGCCCACCTTTTTCTAATTTAGATTTTATAATTTTTATTTGTTCATCGGTGAGAAGTTTAATGATATCCTTAGACTTAGATTTGCTATAGCCAAAATATTCCGAAATGATATCCACTTCCTCAATCTTTTCTTTTTTCAACCACTTGCTCCAACGCTTTCGTGGTCTCACACTATTTAGTAAATAGGAGAATTGAGGTTTTTTGTCTAGTAAACATAGGCGATTCATCTCATTAGCATAGAGAATCGTATCGGCAAAAAAAGATAATCCACGATTTGTGATGTAAGGATCGTACACCTTTTCTGCCAATTCATCGTTATCAGAGCCGACCATAAGGTTCTCTTTGCTCTGATTAATTGCATTGATATAGTCAAAAGGATTCATGATGTATAAGGTCCAGTTATAAAATTAATAATATCAGGAACATAGTGTTCTTTCTTTCGAGTCACTACATTGATTATATCATGAAATTTATCATAAGGATATTCGTTCCTTCCGTAGTTCGCAAGACGGCAACATATGACTACGTTTTCTTTTGTGTAGTCTCCGCTATCGTCAATTCGATCTACTGATGGCGCAAGAGGATGTTTACGCACATAATGAGTGTAAGTCGCATTGAGTAGATTAAAGTCTAATGGAATTTTAAACCAGTAGCAAACTCTGCCTTGTGCATTCCAAATGTCTTCTAAGTTTTTTACTGTAAGAAAAAGTTTTTTTGGTTGCCAATCATTTGCTACATCTTTCCAACGCTTATGGTTTGTAGAAGAATCTATCTTCCACTCTTGTGTGCGTTCATCTAAGTAAATTGCATTGCGTTTGATTGTGTTATGCAGTCTATCAAAACCTGACAATTTTCGTCTTGTCATTTTGCTTCACATGACGCCATCACTTCGGTGAGAAACGCAACCATGTTAATTTCTTGATCAGCAACAAATGCAGACTTGTATTGATATTCACCAAGAAGAACCACAAGTTGTGGAACAGATTGCGGCGTAAAGTATTCAACAGCATTATCAAAGAAGTTGCGATACAGAACCGCGGGATCGTTATCTAAATTATCAACAACCCACTTACGCGCAGTTGAAAAGTCTTTGGCTTTGATCGCTTGCATAAGTTTCTTCATCGAAACATCAGAAATGTTTGCAAGCAAGCCGGTGTCAATTTTACCTGTAGCAGAATAACGCTGAAGTTCATTGAGAACCCTACGCCAATCGGGAAAGTGTTTGAGAATCAATTCTGCTACAACCTTCTGATCGTATTCAACCTTTTCGGTTTTGAGAATCATTTCCACTCGCTTCATAAACTGTGCCGCGAGTTTTGGCTTATCAGATGCCGCTATCTTAAACTGTATAACGGAACATCTGGAATGTAGGGGAGCAATGATACGGTTAAGAAAGTTACAAGTGAGTATAAAACCACAATTAGCAGAATACTCTTCCATGAAGTTACGCAAGGCAGGTTGCGTAGACTGTGGGTTAAGGTAGTCAGCCTCGTCAAGAATGACATATTTTCTTCCACCTTTAAAAGATATAGTTGATGCAAAGTTTTTAATTTCATTGCGTAGTGTGTCAATGTTACCATTCATAGAACCATTGATCACAATGTAAGAACAACCAAGTTCTTCAAGCATTGCTTTTGCAACAGTAGTCTTACCAACGCCAGGACCGCCAGCAAGGATAAGATTGGGTACTTCTTTTTGATTTACAAACTCAGTAAAAGTTTGCTTTAGATCAGTTGGCAGAATTGTGTCTGCAATTTTTTTAGGGCGATACTTTTCTACCCATAAAAAGTTTTCCATCATATAGCACCTCATTCATAACATAAAAATATATTCTAACATAAAACATGTTAGAGTGCAATCAGGTTGTTAAGACTTTTTTCCAATCGTCTTTAACTCTAATATAAAGTTCACCATCAGGTCCGACCATCATACCAACACGAACATTGTTCTCTGTGCCAGGAATAAGTTTTGGTCCGCCAAGCGAACTAGTAAACATAAATGGTGATGGGTTAGGTTCAGGCGGTGCAACTTCACCATAGGTTCTGTGAAGTTCTAAAACGCCTGATGACGTAAACTCTTTAATCTTCTCTACGACTTTTGGATCGACTTTCGGTACAGAAGGTTCAAGAGTTTTTACA